GATGCTTCAATAAGTTCGGGTTTAGCTATAATGGCTTGTAATAAAAATAGGTATTCACCAACAGTTAAAAGAACTTTGTCAACAGTACCTTTAGGATTTAAAAAATATAATAATAAAGGAGTAAATTCAAAAATAATCAAAATAAATGATTAACATTAACTATAACAGTAGTTTTCCAGACCAGGTGGTACCTATGTCAGAGAAAAGTTCTTTTGAGTATGGTTTAGCTGTTGCTCAAGCTATTGAACATGAATGGTTTAGAAATAATAGCGGTCAAAATAGATTTATTGATAATTTTCAAAATTTTAATAGATTAAGATTATATGCTAGAGGTGAACAACCAGTTCAAAAATATAAAGATGAATTAGCTATAAATGGTGATTTATCTTATCTTAACTTAGACTGGAAACCAGTTCCTGTTTTATCTAAGTTTGTAGATATAGTTGTTAATGGTATGACAGAAAGAGGTTATGAAATAAAATCTTTTGCAACAGATCCTTTTGGTATAAAACAAAGAACTGATTTTGCTTTTAATGCATTAAGAGATATACAAAACAAAAATGAAATAGAACAGTTAAATCAAATGACTGGTAATAATTTTTATAAATCTGCTAATCCAGAATCACTTCCTAATGATCCAGAAGAGTTAGATTTATATATGCAGCTTAACTATAAACAAAGCATAGAAATAGCTGAAGAAGAAGTTATAAATAATATATTAGATTATAATAAATTTGATCAAGTAAAAAAACAAATAGCTTATGATTTAACAGTATTAGGAATAGGTGCTGTTAAAACTAATTTTAATTTATCTGAAGGTGTTACTGTAGATTATGTAAATCCAGCAAATATGGTTTGGTCATATACTGATGATCCAAATTTTGAAGATTTATATTATGTTGGTGAAGTAAAAAACTTATCTTTATCAGAAGTTAAAAAACAATTTCCTGGTTTAACTGATTCTGAGCTTGAACAAATACAAAAATATCCTGGTAGAAACTCTTATACAAATAGTTATTGGGGTCAAAATCAACAAGATATGGTTCAAGTTTTGTTTTTTGAATACAAAACATACCACGATCAAGTTTTTAAAATAAAACAAACAGATCAAGGTTTAGAGAAAACACTAGAAAAAGACGATACATTTAATCCTCCTGAAAGTGATAATTTTAATAGAGCATCGAGATCTATAGAGGTTTTATATACTGGCGCTAAAGTACTTGGCTTAGGAGATACAATGTTAGAGTGGAAGTTATCAGAAAACATGACACGACCTGCTGCTGATACTACAAAAGTTAATATGAATTATATATTATCTGCTCCTAGAATGTATCAAGGACGAATAGAATCTATTGTTAGTAAAACAATAACTTTTGCTGATATGATTCAATTAACACATTTAAAACTGCAACAAGTTTTAGCTCGTATAGTTCCAGATGGTGTATATGTAGATGTTGATGGGTTAGCTGAAGTAGACTTAGGTAATGGTACAAATTACAACCCTTCAGAGGCTTTGAATATGTATTTTCAAACAGGTAGTATTGTAGGTAGATCATTAACTCAAGATGGTGAATTAAATAGAGGTAAAGTTCCTATTCAAGAACTACAAAGCTCTTCTGGTATATCTAAAATACAGTCAATGATACAAACTTATCAGTATTACTTACAAATGATAAGAGATGTAACAGGTTTAAATGAAGCTAGAGACGGTAGTACACCAGATAAAGATGCTTTAGTAGGATTACAAAAACTTGCAGCTGCAAATTCTAATACAGCAACAAGGCATATTTTACAATCATTAATGTATATGACTGTAAGAACTTGTGAAAATGTAAGTTTAAGAGTTTCTGATATGTTAAATTTTCCTTTAACAAAAGATTCTTTAGTTAAAAGTATAAATAGTTTTAATACAGCAACTCTTCAAGAAATAGACCAATTACATATGCATGATTTTGGTATATTTTTAGAATTAGAACCTGATCAAGAAGAAAAAGCACAATTAGAAAAAAGTATACAAATAGCTTTACAAGCTCAAAACATTGGATTAGAAGATGCTATAGATATTAGAGAGATATCTAATATTAAGTTAGCTAATCAAATGCTTAAATTAAAACAAAAAGAAAAGCAAGCACAAAAAAGAGCTGAACAATTAGAAAATATACAAGCTCAAGCAGATGCTAATGCTCAGTCTGCTGAAAAAGCAGCTATGGCTGATGTTCAAAAAGAACAAGCAGTTGCACAAACAAAAATACAAATTGAACAAGCTAAATCTCAATTTGAAATAGAACGAATGGAACAAGAAGCATTAATTAAAAAACAATTAATGGCTGAAGAGTTTAATTATCAAATACAATTAGCACAAGCAGAAGCTCAAAAACAAACAACTAGAGAAGCTGAAATAGAAGATCGTAAAGATAAAAGAACTAGAATACAAGCTACTCAACAAAGTGAAATGATAAATCAAAGACAAAATGATTTATTACCTACTGATTTTGAATCGCAAAATGATTCATTAGGTGGATTTGGATTAGAACAATTCAAAACTTAAATAGTTATTATTAATTTTATATTATTATATTATGTCAAAAAAAGAAGAAGTAAAAGAACCAATAGTTACTGATACTACACCACTAAAACAAGAGGGTGAATTTAAAATAAAGTCAGCAAAAAAAATAAAACAACTAGGCGAAGATAAAGTGCCTGAAATGATTAAAGTTGATTTAAGTAAAAATAAAAAAGAAGAAAAAGATGCCATTCAAACACAGGAGACAAATGATAGCGATGCTATTGTCGAAAGTTCCGAAGACAGTAAAGACAGCGAAAGAGTGGTTGAAGATGTACGGGCCACCAAAAAAGAAGTAGAAACTAACTCGCCTATACAAGAAATAACAGATGAAAACAATACAATTGACGAGACAGGAGTGGATGGAAGCATTGAAACTACCACTACCTCATCGAAACAAGAAGAAATACCACAGGAAGTTGAAACACAAAAACTCCCTGAAAATATAGAAAAATTAATTCAGTTTATGGAAGAAACAGGCGGAGATGTACAAGACTACGCCCGTTTAAACGCTGATTATAGTAATGTAGATGACACTGCTCTTTTACATGAATATTACAAAAAATCTAAACCTCATTTAGACGCTGAAGAACGAAACTTTATAATAGAAGATTCTTTTTCATATGACGATGAGTTAGATGAAGCAAGAACTGTTCGTAAGAAAAAGCTTGCTTATAAAGAAGAAGTTGCAAAAGCCAAGAATTTTTTAGAAACTCTTAAGACTAAGTATTACGATGAGATCAAGTTGAGACCAGGCGTAACTCAAGAGCAAAAAAAAGCTACTGACTTTTTCAACCGCTACAATGAAGAACAAAAAGTAAATAAAGAAAAACATGAAAGATTTATATCTAAATCTAAACAACTTTTAAACAATGATTTCAAAGGTTTTGATTTTAATGTGGGAGACAAAAAGTTTAGATATAGTTTAAAAAATCCTTCTAGTGTTGCTGAAAATCAAAGTGATATTTCAAATTTTATAGGAAAGTTTCTTGATAAAAAAGGAGAAGTAAATAACCACAAAGATTATCACAAAGCTTTATATACTGCGCAAAATGCTGATACATTAGCTCAACATTTTTATGAACAAGGCAAAACTGATGCTATTAAAGATCAGCTAGCTAAATCTAAAAATATAAATACAGAACCACGTAAAACTGCTGATGGTAATATATTTGTAAATGGGTTAAAAGTAAAAGCAATTAGCGGCATGGATTCTTCAAGACTTAAAATAAAAAAGAAAACATTTAATTAAAAATAATAAATTATGGCAATTTTCCCACAGTTTGGTTCTATAGTTCCTGCACCTAATCAGCAACTATTAGCCAACAATTACTTAGCGTTTAACACAGGTGGCGCTAATGACTTTATTCAGCAATATTTACCAGAGATCTATGAGCAAGAAGTAGAGCGTTATGGAAACAGAACGTTATCAGGCTTTTTACGTATGGTTGGTGCTGAAATGCCAATGACTTCAGATCAGGTCATTTGGTCAGAACAAAACAGATTACATATAGCATATGACGGTTGTACAAGTGATCAAACTAACGGTATTACAATCCCTGCTCCAACAGCTCCAGGTGTAACAAGAAACGTTATAAGCCCTGGTCAAACTATTGTAGTTATGGACAATGCTGGTAACGAGGCTAAGTGTGTTGTAACTGCTTCTAACACTACAACAGGTGTTTTAGCTGTTGCTCCATATTTATCTGTTGACTTATCTGGTCTAGGTACTACTGTTAAGATATTTGTATATGGTTCAGAATTTGTTAAAGGAGCTGCTACATCTAATGCAGGTGCTGGTGCTCTTACAAGTAACACTGCTTTACAGCCTCAAGTTACTATAAATCCTGCTTTCACTCAATTTGCAAACTCACCAGTCATAATCAGAAACGTTTATACAATAAACGGATCAGATATGGCTCAAATAGGTTGGGTTGAAGTTGCTACTGAAGACGGAACTACTGGTTACTTATGGTATTTAAAAGCTGAATCTGAAACAAGATTACGTTTTGAAGATTATCTAGAAATGGTATGTGTTGAAGGTGAACTAGCTACGGCTGGTCTTGGTGCTGGATCTGCGGTTAATGCAGGATTTAAAGGTACTCAAGGTTTATTCTCTGCTATTAATGCAAGAGGTAACGTAGAAGTTGGCTTTGATGCAGGCGGTGGTATCAATGATTTTGATGAAATACTTAAAAACTTAGATACACAAGGCGCTATTGAAGAAAATATGTTATTCTTACAAAGAGGAGTTTCATTAGACTTTGATAACATGCTTTCATTAGTTTCTAACGGAGCACAAGGAGGTACAGCTTATGGATTATTTGAAAACTCTGAAGAAATGGCATTAAATCTTGGATTTAGTGGTTTTAGAAGAGGTTCTTATGATTTTTATAAGACTGACTGGAAATACTTAAATGATGCTTCTACAAGAGGTGCTATGACTGGTGTTTCTTCAATAGAAGGTGTTTTAATTCCTGCTGGAACTTCAACAGTTTATGACCAAATTCTAGGAACAAACATCAGACGACCATTCTTACACGTTAGATATAGAGCTTCTCAAACAGAAGACAGACGTATGAAGTCTTGGTTAACTG